CACACCGTTTTTGTATTTTTATTTCTTTTCGAGATTTTGTTATGATTGCATTTTCCAAATTTTCACATATTGAATCCCAATATGGAATATCTGGATAAATACAATATTTCGGTTTTTCTAAAATTCTGTTTATGATAGAATTAACATTTGTTTTATTAACAACATAATAATTTTCTGGATAATCTGCAAATTTAATTGTACTAATAATTGGTTTATGACTGCTCATGTATTCGTATAATTTCAATGGATTACAACCCAACATCATTTCAGATTCCAAAAATGGTATCATGCAAATATCAAAACAATTCAAATATTTTGGTATGTCTTCATATTTTTGATGGTTAAGCCATGTAATATTTGGATGATTAAATTTCATATTGTATTTTTTATTATCATCAATTAATCCAATCATTACAATATGAATTTTTTCATTATCAGCAATACAATTAATTATTTCGTAATCCAACCACGTACTAATGGCTCCGTAGTAACCAACAATTTTTTTATTGGTTTCTTTAATAGTTTTTAGTTCTATTGGCATGTCATTTTGATTTTGAATTTTTAATTCAAGATTTTTTTCACATCCATTTGGTAAATAAACTATTTGATTTTTAGGGGATTTTTCATTCTGATCAAAAATTTTATTAATAACAGTCACTAAATATTTGGCTGAATATGTGATAATGTCGGCATTTAGTAATGATTCGAATAATTTCTCTTTCCAACATACAAATTCTCCAACTGGATTATCAATCAAATCAAAAATAATTGTGTCAGGATTAATTTTTTCTATGTATTCAAATGCTCTCGGATCAGTGTAATAAAAAATTACTTTATTTAGAAGTAAATTATTTCTTAATTCATAAAATTTATTCCACGATAGAACAATAATATTATCACAATATTTTTCATACAAATTATCCTTCGTTATAAAAATACAATTATAATTATGTGACATATGTTTCAAAATTTGTTGCGGTCTCTGAAAGAGTACATCATATTTCACAATCGGTGGATAAATAATGGTATTTTTTGTTTTATCCAAATATGATAAAATACTTGAATGAATAATATTTTCCACTGTTCCCAAATTTAATCGTTCACTTCTTTTTCTCAACATTTTTTCTCTCAATTCTGGATATTTATTTTTAAGTTTATGTGTTAATTGTTCTTCATGTCTTCTAAAATATGATAATATATCAACAATGAATCCACATTTATTCGGAGTATGTTCCAATATACGAATTAAATAATCATAATCTTCAATACCAAACAATGTTTCATCATATAAACCAACTTTTTTTATTACTTCCCTTGAATACATAAATGATGCTACACCATGAAATTGTGTTAAAATAGATTCATTTGTATATTCTCTTCCAAATATTTTCTTTCCGGTATCACCAAAATTTTCATGCCCTGCTGTTACCAGTAAAATTTTATCATTATGATGTAAATAATTTCTCATCATTTCCAAAGCATTTCTGTGAAATTTATTATCATGAGAAATCCACGTTATATATGAACCATGTGAATTAAGTAATCCAGTATTTAGGGTAGCTGGTAATCCTTTATTAATTTCATGCTTAATATATGAAATTGTCATTGTTGGATTATCATTGAAAAATTTTTCTAATAGTTGTTCTGTTTCATCTATTGAACCATCATTGACAATAATTAATTCAAAATCTGTAAATATTTGATTTTTAATGCTTTCCAAACATTCTAATAAATAATTTGCTCCATTATAAACTGGAACAATGACAGAAACTTCGGAATAATATTTTACATTTTTCCAACCAAATATTTTCCCATATTCTTCAATGTCTCTGCTTTTAGAAATATCACTATCAGTTAAATCGGCAATCATTAAGTTTTCATGAATAACAAAACATTCATATTTATTCTGTATTTCTTCTAAATACATATCGACATTCATTTCCAACTTACTAAATAAATCAACCAGAATTTGGAACATATTATTTTTTATTAAATATGCAAATGTTCCTCGTGTATGTTTAGCTTTGTAATATCCATCGAATTTATGAAGTTGTTGTGATATGAAATTATATTGACTTGCTCCAAAATATAAAATATCCCATATTTCCGGACAGCCTTCGCAATGCTCGGGAATTTTAACTTTCTTCAAATCTAGATTTTTTAATGGAACAATATCATCTTCTAAAATTAAAACTGTATTATATTTTTTATTGATAGCATCTGTTAAAACATTAATATGACTTTTAATACATCCTAAAGCACCAACAGTTGTTATTTGTGTTTTTAAATTTTCAAATTCTTCTTGTTTGGGTTGAATTGCTGAAAATCTTTCATAGTCAATACCAAGTTTTTTCAAATATCGATCAGAACGAAATAATCTATCAGTACGATGATCTAAATTAATAACATATGTATGTTCAATTAAATCTGATAATGTTTTTTTGGTAATTACCGGTGCTATGATAATATCTTCTTTTTTCTGTATTTTAATATTTTTGAATTTAAAACTACTATTTAATGTTGGAGAACTGAAAAATAAACCTACATTAATAGTTTTTGGTTCATCATACGATAATTGAATATTGTTAATTCCATTTATTAAATAAAATCGTTGTTCTATATGTGTTTCGGTATGTTGTATCCATAAAATAATTTGTTCATTATTCAATTCTATATCAATAATAATCTCAAAATTTCCGGACGGTATTTCAATATTACTCAATTTCAATCCTGGAGTACTTGTTGTTTGCTTACATTTGATTGTTAATACACTATTGAAATTATGAATATCAACACTTTGATTCCTTATAAATTTTGTATGATGAACACTTGTATATAACATTTTATATTCTATTATTTGTTTATTTTTTATCATTTTTTTCGCTACATTTTTTAAATTTTATTTTTATCAATTATATTTATATGAGTTATACATATTATCCCGAATATTCAAATCAATATTTAAGAAAAATAAATACAAAAGTAATTTCTGATATTATCGAATCGTGTATTAATGGTGATGATTGTAATAAAAATAATAAACAACAACCAATAAATATTCCACCGAAACCAATCATAAAACCTCAAATAGTAAAACAAATAGAACAATCGGAAATAATACAACAACCAATAATAACAAAAAAAATAGAACAACCGAAAAAAGAAATAATTAAACAACAGGAATTATCGCAATCAATCGAAATAAATAATAATCCTAATTTTCCAACAACCCAACATATTTCAATCCAAACAAATCCATCAAACGTCCAACACATTTCAATTCAAGGAGCAACTACTCAACATATTTCAATTCAACCAACCGGTTCAACTGTTCAACACATTTCAATTCAAACTCCTATGTTACCAACACAAAAACCATCGCAAAAACCATTACAAGAATTATCAAATTTTTTCACTCCCCCAAAATCTGTTGAAAAACTTCAAAGACAAAGGGAAGAACCTAAACCAATAATTTCAGAGAAACCAAAGGAAGAACCTAAACCAATAATTTCAGAAAAACCAAAGGAAGAACCTAAACCAATAATTTCAGAGAAACCAAAGGAAGAACCTAAACAAATAATTTCAGAGAAACCAAAACTAATCAGTCCCGAGAAACAAAAGGAAGAAACTAAACCAATAATTTCAGAAAAACCAAAGGAAGAATCTAAACCAATAATTTCAGAGAAACCAAAACTAATCAGTCCCGAGAAACCAAAGGAAGAAATTCAACTAATTTCACCAATTATTCCAAAAGAAACATTAATCCAACTATCAGAAAAAAAAGTTCCATTGATTCAAATTAATAATAAACTCTATTGTGATATATCACCACTCGTTAAAAAATTTAATATTTTTAATAAAACATTTGTTGATACAATCAAACAAATCGGCGATGAATATAATAAAATATTATTACTAATCAAACCAAATAATAACAAATGGTTAATAGAAATCAAAGAAAATTTACTTAAACAATTTAATGAATTACAACTTAACAAAATCCAATACAATTTATTTGATGAAAAGAAACTTTTAGATAAAAATAATCAATTTATAATAGAATGTACACTGGAACAAATTAATCAATTAATTGAAATAGATAATAAAATCACAATTTATGTTAATCAATGTATAACAATTTTAAATAATTTCTTTGAAACAATACAACAACATCAAAGTATTGAAAAATTATATCAACAATCCTAAAACAAAAATATAAATCAATATTATAATGAATTATAATATTGATAATGATTTAATAAGTTCTTATCCGGAACAATATGAAAGACAAAAACTTGGAAATATTACAATTCCACAAGCTATTACATATTTGGATGAAATTAACAATTTTATTAAAAGTGGAAATTCTGGAATTATTAATACACATGCTAATTTCTTCAAAAATTTTGTTACAACTTCACCTAATAAACAAGAATTTAACATATTAACATTTAATTCCGGAGAAAAAGGAATAAAAATGGATTTAAAACAGATTGAAAATAAAATTAATTTAGAAAAATTAAAAGACGCTGTTAGAACACATGTTGCGACTGAACAACAATTTATTTCTGAAATTAATGAAAATATTTTACAAAAAGAAAAAAACAGTAAAATGTCAAATGAAACATTCAATAAAATTATTCAAGATAATATCATTAATCAAAAAACTAAAATAATTTCTGAAATGAAAAATATTAATTCATTAATTAATGAAGTTCAAACAACATTAGATATAATGAATAAAAAAATTAATTATGATTTTTCAAATATCAAAATTGAAAAAACTAGTTGTCAAGATGAAATTAAAGAATATTTTAATTCCCCTAAATTTCAAAATTCTGGAACACTATCAGTTTCAAATTTTTTAGTAAATTTATTGGAAATGCAAGTTTCTTTTAATAATTTAGTAGAACTTCATCAACAGAAATTATTTGAAACAAATAAAGAAGAATATTCGAATAATATTTCAATTGAAGTGAATAACATTAAAAAAGTATATGATATTTTACTCCAGATTGATGAAAATATTATTTTCTCTGATTTTCAACTTGGTGGGCAACCACCAACTAAATCTCTAACAGTTATTAACAAACTTCCAGAGAAAAAACCGACATCACGACCAGTATCTACATCAGTAGTCAGACCACCCCAAGTACAACCAGAAATCTTAGAATTAATATTTTCAAGTAAAGAAAAAATATTAGAAGAACTTCAAAATCCTCCTAAACAGACAATTGATATTTTGAACAAAATAATAATTGTTTTAAAACAATTTATTATTCCCAATTCATTCAATTTAAATAAAAATATATTAACTTTACATAAAATAATTAACAAACAACTAACAAATGATACTACTTTAATATTTGATAATATTATTCAAAATTTGGGAATTGCTATTATTAATGCCTTAAAGTTTTTCATTGAAAATACAACCAACGAAAAATTTGGTAATGATAATGATACATATATTAAATCACAAGAATACGGAATCAAACTTTTAGAGAAAATAGTTAATTTGAATAAAACCATCAACAATCCAAAAAATATTTCAATCGATATTGATCAAAATATCATTAATATTTACAATAATAAGATTAGAAATATTTTAAGAGATTTACCGGAAAATAATAATGTTAATAATATTTTTAAATTATTAGATGAAAAATATAATGATCAGGATGATGATTCAATTGTTATTGAATATGAAAAATGTAATCAAACTATTAAAGATTATATTAATGAAAGTATTAAAATTAGTGAAACTGTGCAAAATAAAGACAATAGTATATTGTACAAAAAAATCTTTGACCTTCAAAAAATAATTAAGACAACGAAAAATTACAGTTTATCTGAGAAAAATATTCAAGATTTATTAGAAACATTTATCAGTAAAGAAGTTGTATTTATTCGTATTAAACAAATGATGGATAAACAAATTTCCAATAAAGCGAAAAAATGTTTAATTTTAAAAATTTATGATAAATCTGGATTTTTAATGTATAAAAAATTTGTTGAATCATTAACGGAAGAAATACAAGATAATCAGGATTATCTTAAAATTTTACTCCATAATTTGTTTGAAAAACCAACTTTTAATAATTTCATCAAATCTATATTAGTAAAAGACATAGATAAAATAATTCAAAATTATAGAGCAAATATCATAGAATGTAAACTTTTACCAAAAATTAAAATCATTCTTAAACAAATTAACGAAGAAAGAAAAACAAAAAATACTCCAATTTCAACAATACTTCAAGAAATAGAACAAACTAAAAAAATGGAAAAAATAAATAAACTACAACCAATTATTCAAAATGATCTGAAAATAATTTATCAAATTTTAACCGAATTAAATTTAAATATTTCAAAAATTAACAATTTATACATTAAAATTGATGGAGTACAAATGTTTAATGATACTGAATTTCAATTAATACAAAAACAATTACATAAATTACAACAGGGTGGTGATAAATATAATCGACAACAATTAGATGACATATTAAATTTAATGTCCACTCAAAATATTAAACTTTATAAAAATCTATCAGAATATTGTAATTTATCTGTAAATCTGAAAAGTCGTTATCATGTTTTATATAGTAAAATGAAACAAATGAATAAAAATATAGTTGATATAATTTTCTATTGTGTTTTTAAAATCAATACTTTAAATGATATTTTGTTAGAGGGTTTCGACATTCCAAATATTATTAAAATTGCTGATGTTAAAAAATATCAAAATATAATTAATGAAATCTCAAACAGTACAAAAAGTAATGCTTATTCAATTATGCTTAAAATAGCAAGTTCATTATTTAATAAAATAATTTCTTCAGCAACAAATTTTTCAGATGATGATTGTATTGATATTAAAAATACAAATTATAATTTTGAAGTCATATTATGTATCAAATTCTGTTTAGATAACAATTAAAATAATTTTTGCAAGAAAAACTACTAAATTATAATATTTAGTAGTTATATATATATGTCGTTGTCATTGTATCATCATTCAACATTTCCATATTTATATAAAAATTTATTATGGATGAAAGATGGTGGATTAAATAATTGTAATCAGTTTATGGAAAATCAAAAAAATTATATTTTGTATTCTGTGAAAAAATACGTTAAAAGACATCCAGAACATTCATCATTATTGAATTTTCAATTACCTATATTATCAGGTGGTGCTGTAAGTGAAAAATTACAAAATATTTATGAAGCTATTAAATCAATTAATCCACAAAATATTAATAATGTACAAATTAATTTGAAAGATTTAGATGATGCTATTGAAAAATTAAATCAGAAATTAAGTGATACATCTACTAGTAAAATTATGATAGAAAATTCACTTCAAGAATCAATATTATCATCAGTTGATATTATTCGTTCTGGTATTAAAAATCTTAATGAAATTGATGTTTCAAAATCAACTGGAAAAATTCCTACTTTCGTGAAATCTAATGAAAATTTTAAAGAATTAAAAATCAGTGAACAAATTAAAACTTTATCAGACCAACTAAACAAAATTATTAAATATCATGAAACTAATCAATTATCCCTTAGAGATGAAACATTAAAAAGTCTAAGAAGTGATATTATGAAATCTAATGATGATTATAAAAATAAAAGTGATGAAATTAAATTAATTAATATTAATCTTGAAAAAGTTATTCAACAACTACAAGATAGTATAAATTATTACGATATTAAAACTGAACAAAATCAAATTACCAAAGAAGTACGATTTGTTCCAACATTTAAAAAATTCTTGGAAAATCTTCTTGAAAAATTAGAAGCATCGTCCATATTACAAGACAAAAAAGAAAAAATTAAAGAAATTATCAAATCAGTCATCCAAGAAAACAATGAATATTTTTGTATTATTACGGATAATAAAGAAAAACAAGAATGTAAACGATCGATTGGAAGTCGGATTGATGAATTTAATTTAAGAATTATCCCATATATTAATGATATTCGCAAACTTCCTGAATTTGAAGAATTTACAAAATATTACGATGGCATTAATAATATTCGAATTAATAATATGTTCTTCATGAGAGATGGAATAATCAATTTGAAAGTTGTCAATGATATTATTACCGATGAGAAACAAACTAATTATTTTTTAAATGAATTGAAAAATGATAAATCATTCAATAATGCTTTTATAGAATTTCCTGTTGATGAAATAAAAAGAGCAGAACAAGTTGTTCAATCAATGCAAGGCGGAGTAAATAATTTTGAAACACAACTCGATGAAATGAAAACTATTTTACAACAAAATAGTAATTTAATAATTACTTATCAAACATATAATGAATTGCTTCAGAAATATAATCGAAATATTACTACTTTAAATTCTTTGTTATTAAATCAGTTGATGCATAATTTATTTTTAGTGATGATTGCGTTTAATCAGTTATTGACATCCAATTATATTATTCACGAATATCTCCAACGTGGAACATTATCATTATACAAACGAATTCTGGAAAATATGCAAAAAGAAATTCTAAAATATGAAGCAAATCCGAATTTAACTAAACCACCTCATATTATTTATTTAATTAAATATCATAAATTTACAATCACCAAATTATTTAATTTTATTGTTAATTTAGTAGATTATTTAAATACTGAAAAAGCAGAACGTGCCAAAAAATGCACAGAAATGGAATGTGCTTCTCATCCTCAAAAAATAATGTGTAATCGTGCTTGTGCTAAAGATAAAAATATTGATATTAATAGTTGCACTGGAAAAACTGCTGATTGTTTTCTACTTTTAAATCACTTTAAAGATATTTTGATGCAATATAATTCAATGTATGCTAGTAAAGTAACTATTTACGCTCGTGTTAATGATTTAGGAGATACCATGGAACCAAATAATGTTGAATCATGTAGTCAAATGACATATCTTTCCATGTTCGATACAGCAATACGTCCGGATACTGAATCTTGTGCATTAAAAGTCGATAATCAAGATGTCTTAAAACAACAACCAGATGCCAAACAATTAATAGTTTCTTTAGATACATGTCCGGAAGCCAAGAAAGAATTTCAAGGTAAAGTGAATGATATTGAAAAAATACAATTTACAGAAGTTTTTGATCCAACACTCTATCCTGAAAATGGTGATATTTCAAAATATATGACAGTTGAAACATTGTTAGCACAAAAACGAGGAATTGCCATGATGACCTATGGTTATAGTGGAACTGGAAAAACATTTACTTTATTTGGAAATAATGAACAGAAATTACAAGGAATTTTACAATCTACCTTAAATGGAATTAATGGTTTAAAGAAAGTCCAATTTAGATTAATTGAATTATATGGTTACGGTGTTCCTTATCCTCATTATTGGCAATTAAATTTGGATGGAATTTATCATCGAATTTACCATTACGTTATTGTTAATAAACCTGATGAAAAATTAACAACAGAAGAAACATATGAAATTATGCCAACAAATTTTTCAGATTATATCAATGATAATGTATCAAAAGTTTCAGCCAAAGATAAATATGGAAAAACAATTTCATCATTAGGTGAATCATCATATATCACAGTTCCAGAAAATCAAATTGATGAAGTTTTTCAAAAATTCGAAAACTTTGTTAATAATGTTGATCGGGAAAGAATTAATACACAAAGAATCAGAGATACACCAAATAATCCTGTTAGTTCTCGTTCAGTTGTTATTTACGATTTCAAATTAACAGTTACTGGAGATGATAAACAAGATAATACAGTTCCATTTTTAATTGTTGATTTACCTGGGAGAGAAGAAATTGTTCAAACTTATGTTGAACCATATTTAAAAAATCCAGTTATTCGAGAAATTCTAGATAAAAAAACATCACCAGCATCAAAATACAATTTAGCATCTGGTGATTTTGAAAAATCTGATGATTTCAAACGGTTGAAACTGATGTTGGGTTTTGCTGCATTAAATCCATTAGGTATGGTTTTATTTGATCCGGAATTAGTTATTGATACAATTTTATTTTTAGATGGTTCGACAAAAAAGAAACCGAGAAATACAGAGGACTTACTCGGAAAAATGCCAATGAAATTTTCTGTTAATAAAGATGTTGCTGGTTCTGCTCCTGATCCAAATAATAGTAAAATGAATATTCTAACTGGAGAATTTGAATTAATGGAAGAAAAAATTAATCCTCGTGCAATGACATTAAGAACTTTCATTACCGTT